ACCGCAACACGATGTCCCAACCCGCTACTACCTATCAGCGAAGGCGTGCAGTGGCATCCTTCGACGAGCAACCAGACGAGGCAAACAGTTACCGGTGAGACTCCAGCAAGCTCTGGAGACGGTAGTGAACCGCCAATCCTGATAGATCGGGGAGCGTTCAACCAAGGCATCAACGCCCAATACGACACCCACATCTCCGACGACCCGGTATCACCATCACTTGTTGCACGAGGCCCACACGCCGTCTTCACCAAATCGAAGCGGCCTCAAACAGCAACCGACGACGAAACATGGGTCGCAGATCAACCCAACCCCACACTCAACGCCTTCGACCAAGGCGACACACGCACCACCACCGTCATCGTCCAAGACCCCGTGTTGTTGACGATGCGTGAAGGCAAACCAGGCGGCGGCAAAGGTCCACTCCTCTCCACCGACAAATCGTTGAGCCTCTCCACCAGCAACGAACAACTCCTATTTACATCCGTCGCTTTCGCCACCAATCAGCGAGCAGAAGTACGAGAACTCGACGACAAGGCAGTCGCACTCAGCGCAGAACCAGGCACCAACCAACAAACCTACGTCGCCTTCGGGTTGCAAGGGAACATGATTGGCAGACAAGATCACAACGGGCCGCAAGGCGCAGGCATCAGCCACCCCGACGACCCGATGTTCAGCCTCACCTCAACAGACCGCCATGGAGTTGTCCAATACGACGGATACAACCAGCGACTCTACGAAGACGATGTATCAGTCACCATCAGAATCGGACGAGACTCATCAGACTTCATCGCCCAACCAGCCCAAACCACCATGGCTGTACGTCGCCTCACCCCACTCGAATGCGAACGACTCATGGGCTGGCCAGACAACTGGACAGCAACCAAAGCCGACGGCACACCACAATCCGACACCCACCGCTACAAACAATGCGGCAACGGCGTAGCCTCACCCGTCGCCCAATGGATCGCCCAACAACTCCTCAAACTCAACACACCATGACACACCGACGCAGCCGACCCAAACACCACTGGTGCTTCCCCACCCACAACCTCATCAACCACTTCCCACCCGGCACCAACACCCACACCATCGCCAAAACACTCGGCACCACCACCACCACCATCCACCGATGGAAAAACCACAACATCAACCTCACCCCCTACCAAGCCGACCACTACGCCATCAAACTCGGCGAACACCCCAGCATGATCTGGACCAACTGGTTCGACCAACCCGAACTCGGCCCCACTCAACTAACCTAAACACACCCCGCCCCACAACACCCCAAGGACACCCGCCAATGACCATCCTCGACCACGCCCTCCTCTACGCCCGACGAGGCATCCGAATCATCCCCATCGCACCCGGCGAAAAATATCCGGCAGGAATCGAAGCATGGCAAACCATCGCCACCAGCAACGAAACCACCATCACCGAATGGTTCACCACCACCTACAAAAACTGGGGAGTAGGCATCTGCACAGGCCGAGCAGGCACCAGACAAATCTTCGTCCTCGACATCGACGAACACAACCCACAACAATCAGGCTCCGACACACTCAACGACCTAGAAACAGAACACGGCAAACTCCCCGACACCGTCACCGTCCTCACCCCAACCGGCGGCAAACACCTCTACTTCACCACCCCCATCCCCATCCGCAACGACGCAGGCAAACGCCTCGGCCCAGGCCTCGACATCAGAGGCGACGGCGGTCAAGTCCTCGCACCACCCACCATCCACCCCAACGGCAAACCATACGCCTTCGAGGATGGCTACAGCATCACCGACATGAAACCAGCCGACGCCCCCGAATGGCTCATCAAACGCCTCACCGCAGAACCCAAAATAGATCGCACACGCCCAGCAGACGGCGACATCTTCCTCACCGACCCCAACTCACCCTCCACCCGCTACAACAACCAACACCACTGGAACACCATCCTCACCCAAGACGGCTGGACCTACGTCTACCAAGGCCAAGACGGCACCGAATACTGGCGACGACCAGGCAAAACCACCGGCATCTCCGCCAGCCTCAACCACAACAACAACGACGCCCTCATCGTCTTCAGCAGCAACGCACCCGTCCCCGAAGGCGGCTACAGCAAATTCGGCTACCACGCCCAACGCCACCACCAAGGCTCCTGGAAAGCAGCAGCAGCCCAATACCTCAACACCAACCCCAACACCACCACAGCCACACCCGACGAACTCCTCTCACAACTCATCAACTGGCAAGACTTCTGGAACCAAGACCACAAAGCCGAAGACTGGATCGCCTACCCACTCATCGCCCGAGGCCGACAAACCGCCCTCTTCGCCGTCAGCAAAGAAGGCAAAAGCTACATCGCCCTCGCCTGCACCGCAGCCCTCGCCACAGGCAAACCCATCTTCGGACGCCCAGCCCAACCCCCAACCCACGTCCTCTACCTCGACTACGAAATGACCTCCTCCGACCTCCTCGAACGCCTCGACAACCTCGGCTACACCCGAGAAGACAACCTCACCCACCTCCACTACGCCCTCATCCCCTCACTCCCCCCACTCAACACCTACGAAGGCGCAGCCGCCGTCATGAAACTCGTAGAACTGACAGGTGCCCAGGTCGTCGTCATCGACACCACCGGACGAGCCGTACAAGGCGAAGAAAACTCAGCCGACACCTACCGAGAATTCGCACGCACCACAGGACTCGCCCTCAAAGCCGCAGGCATCGCCCTCCTCCGCACCGACCACGCAGGCAAAGACAAAGGCAAAACCCAAGGCCAACGAGGATCCAGCGCCAAAAACGACGACGTCGACATCGTCTACCACCTACAACGAGACGGCCACACCATCAAACTCACCCGCATCTTCTCACGCATCGGCTGGGCACCCAACGAAATAGAACTCGTCGAAGAACAACTCGAAGACGACTACAACCCCATCCGACTCAAAGAAACCCAAGAAACCTTCACCCAAGACACCTACGACCTCGCCCGACGCATCCTCTCAGCCTTCCCCGAACTCAAACCCGGCACGAAACAGGAAGACACCCTCAAATTCAGAGACGAAGCCAGAGCACGAGGCATCAAAGCCAAGAACTCCAAATGGTCCAAGGCCCTGCGAGCCATCGCCCAAAACAGGCTCCGAGACCCCCTCGAATGATGTCCCCGAATCGGGGACATGACACGGGGACACCAATCTGAAACCGTTGGTGGATAAGGGGACATGTGTGTGTAACGTAGTTACACACATGTCCCATCCCTCGTCCCCACACAAATAAAGAACAAACGCACTAACTTCAACACAAGCCTCATGCCCATTCAACGCCCCTGCATCAACTGCCGACGACTCACCACCCAACCCACCAGGTGCCCAACCTGCACCGGCAAACAACAAGCCATCCGCAACGCCTCACGACCCCACTACCGAGGCGACTACCCAGAACGAGCCCGCCTAGTCAGAGACACCGCAACCCACTGCTGGATCTGCGGCGAAGGCCCACGCCCCGACGACCCATGGACAGCCGACCACGTCTTCGGCCCCGAGTCCGACGTCCTCGCAGCAGCCCATCGCAGTTGCAACTCCAGTCGAGGCGCACGAGACCAACGACGCTGACCCCACCCCGGCATCAACGGGGGTGCCCCAAAATCTGGGCGGGGGTAGCCGAAAACGACCCATGCCGTGTGCAATGGGCGCACGGTAGGTTGCGCCCTACCGCCTAGGCTCGTTGCGTGCCCAAGCCACGAACAGGAACCGGCGGAGGCCGCAAGGCTGAACCGATTGAGAAGAAGCGGCTGCGTGGCGCCAGGATCCGTAACGGTCTGTCTGCCATGCCGGTGCCGGAGTTCGCCCTGGCAACCGTGAGCCTGACCGATCTGCCTCCTGCCCCGGTGTCGTTGGGGGAGTATGGGCGGGCTCATTGGACGTTGTTCTGGGATGCAGGCCGTCGGCATTTGTCGGAGAAGCATGATTCGGCGTTGGTGCAGAAGTTGTGTGCGGCTATCGAGCAGGTGGCGTTGATTGAGCAGTGGCAGGGTTCGGATGTGTCACGCTGGTTTTATGAGACGGCGAATGGCCAGTTGGTCACCCATCCGCTTATCAAGCAGAAGGGGGAGCTCAATGCGCAGATTACGGCGTGGCTATCGTTGTTGGGGTTCACACCGTCTGACCGGGCTCGTCTTGGTCTCGCCGAGATAAGGGTTGCTAATGAGCTTGACCAATTCCGTCGTCGCAACACCAAGGTGGTCGACTCCGTGGAAGTATCCGAAGACTGAGGGTCATAAGGTCGCCGATTTTGCGGAGACCTTTATGCATGTATCTAAGGGGATTCGTGCTGGTGAGCCGTTGGTGTTGACGCCGTGGCAGAAGAGTTTGATTGACAATTTGTTTGAGCGTCGTAATGACGGCCTGTTGCGTTATAAGCGTTCGGTGATTGGGTTGGGTCGTAAGAACGGGAAGTCGTTGATTGGGTCGCTGGTTGCGTTGTATGGGTTGATTGAGGGTGAGCATGGGGCTGAGGTGTATTCGGCTGCTGGTGATAGGCGTCAGGCTCGTGTGGTGTTTGATGAGGCGAAGTGGCAGGTGCAGCAGTCTCCTGCGTTGTCTGGGATTTGCAAGGTGTATCGGGATGCGATTGAGGTGCCTTCGACGCACAGTGTGTATCGAGTGTTGTCGAGTGATGCGAAGTTGCAGCAGGGGTTGAATCCGTCGACGGTGGTGTTTGATGAGTTGCATGTGCAGCCGAACTCTGAACTTTGGGATGCGTTGACGTTGGGTTCGGGTGCTCGTCGTGATCCGCAGATTGTGGCGATTACGACTGCCGGGTATGACCTGACGAGTATTTGTGGGTTGTTGTATGGCTATGGCCAGAAGGTGTGTCGTGGTGAGATTGAGGATGAGACGTTTGGGTTTTGGTGGTGGGAGGCTGCTGAGGGTTGTGACTTGAATGATCGTCAGGCGTGGTTGGAGGCGAATCCGAATCTGGCTGAGGGTCTTCTTGACCCGGAGGATATGGAGATTGCGGTGCGTCAAACCTCCGAAGTGAGCGTGCGTAGGTACCGTCTAAATCAGTGGGTGAGGACGGCTGCTGATTCGTGGTTGCCGCAGGGTGCTTGGGAGTTGTGTCGTTCGACGTTGGAGCTTGTGCCTGGTGCTGCGACGTGGGTTGGGGTTGATATGGCGTTGAAGCGTGATACGACGGCGGTGGTGTTGGTTCAGCATGTTGAGGGGAAGTTGGTGGCTCGGGCGAAGATTTGGTTGCCGGAGGGTGGTGTGTTGGATGTGTCTGCGGTGGAGTCGTATTTGCGTGAGGTTGCGCAACAGTTTGATATTCAGGAGATTGCGTTTGACCCAGCGTTTTTTCAGAGGACTGCTGAGGCGTTGGCTGAGGATGGGTTTCCGATGGTGGAGTTTCCGCAGTCTCCGCAGCGTATGGTTCCTGCGTGTGGGAATTTGTATGAGTTGATTGTGAATCAGAAACTTGCGCATGATGGGAATCCGTTGTTTTCGGATCAGGTGTTGTCGGCTGCGCAACGGATGAAGGACAATGGTTGGACGTTGTCGAAGGGTAAGTCGAAGCGGAAGATTGACGCTGTGATTGCGTTGGCGATGGCGTCGGATCGTGCTACTACGACGCCTGAACCTGTGACGGAGCCTGGGTTCTTCGTGGTGTGAGTAGGCTGGTTCAACTACGATAGGAGGCTGGGATGAAAGTTTTATGGCTGGAGCTGATTGGATTGGTATGTCTTGTGGTTGCAGGATGGTTGGTGGCACCAGCGTTGGGGTTTGCTGTGATTGGTGTTGCTGCGTTTGTGTCTGCGTGGAGTTTGGCTCGAATCACTAAGGATGACAAGAAGTGATTGTTGACCGTCTAGTTGGCCGTGGTGGCAATGAGGAGGAACGTGCGATTTCGTTTCAGTCGTTGTTCGCTCTCGGTGACGGGTACACGTTCACGACGAACTCTGGTGTCTATGTCACGCAGGACGATTCCATCAAAATTGGGACGGTCTATGCGTGTGTCCGTCTGATTGCCGACACGATTTCCACGCTGCCAGTTGATGCCTATATTCGCCAAGAGGGTGTGCGTCTTCAGTATCGTCCACGACCTGCTTGGCTTGACGCACCAGATATTGGGGTGACGAAAGAGGATCACTTTCAGCAGGTGATTGTTTCACTGTTGCTGAATGGCAACTCGTTCACTCGCATCATTCGTGATGAGGATGGTGAAGTGTTGGCGTTGTCGGTGTTGAATCCGCAGGTGGTGGAGATTCGTCGAGACAACAACGGACGCCTCTTCTACGTCTATGAGGCTCGTGACCGCATTGAGGATGTGGACATGATTCATATCCGTGACTTGACTTTGCCGGGTGAGTTGCGTGGCAAATCACGCATTGACTTGAT